GAAAGAGGAGAACCAGGTCCACAGGGCATACAGGGTATTCCTGGTCCACAGGGCGCAACGGGTGCACAAGGATCTGCTGGAATTCCTGGTCCACAGGGAGTTCCAGGAGCATCAAGTTCTCCAGTAACTGTTTATCCTTTTGCACCCGATGTTGGCGGATGGGACTCTCCGGATACAAGTGTTACTGTAGGCACAACTAGTCTTTCTGATGAGGCTGGTGATACCGATGGCACCGAATGTTTCTCTCCAGAAACATTGATAACAATGGCAGATGGATCTCAAAAGAGAATTATTGATGTCAAAGAAGGCGATGAGATTCAGGGTCTAAACGGAATAAACAAAGTTCTGAATCTATTAAAGTTTAATCTTGGATCTAACAAACTTCACGGATTTAATGGAAGAAAGCCTTTCGTAACATCATGTCATCCAATTAAAACTGATCTGGGATGGGGAGCATTTGATCCAGAATATCTAAAGAAACATTGGGCACATGACTATAAACTTCTATGCGAAGAAAATAATGGTCCAGTTGCAACAATAACGGAATCTTCAGAAATTGCTTTCTGGAAAAATAATTCTGTCGTATTTGAAAAGATATCAGATCATCAATATATCGATCTAGAAAATACTTATACTGTATATAATCTAGTTGTAACAAATGATCATACATTTATAGCAGAGAACGTCGTTGTTCATAACAAGTGCTTTGAAGCTGGGACAAAAGTTCTTCTAGCAGATGGTACGTCTAAAAATATTGAAGATGTTCAGCTAGGAGAATATCTACTAGGTGAAAATAATGCTTCTAATAGAGTAGAAAACTATCATCGTCCAACACTAGGACTAAAGGATCAACTGCTTGCAGATAATGGACTAGATCCATTAAGAATGACATCAATAAATGATGGACTCTTTAGAGCATCAGAAGATCACTTGTTCAAGACATCAGAAGGATGGAAAGCTGTCAACAAAGATAAGTCGCAACTAATTCATGCAGAAATGTTAATGAATAATGGAATGACTATCGATACATTAAAGATTGGAGATTTCTTAATAACAAGTGAAAATGAACTTGTTAAGGTTGAAAAAATAGAAATATACGAAGATTCTTCATCGCTACAACTATACAACTTCAATCTCGATGGAAATAATACATATTATGTTGAGATCTATACTGGAAAATTCGTTCTAGTACATAACAAGTGCTTTGAAGCTGGAACAAAAGTTCTTCTAGCAGATGGAACAGTTAAAAAGATTGAAGATATTGAAGTTGGTGAATATCTACTAGGAGAAGATAAAGCAGTCAATAGAGTTAAGAAACATCATCGTCCAACACTAGGTCTAAAAGATCAACTTCTCTATAGCAATGGATTAGATCCTCTAAGAATGATATCCATCAACAATGGTATGTTCAGAGCATCTGAAGATCACTTGTTCAAGACACCAGAAGGATGGAAAGCTGCCAACAAGTCTAAGTCTCAGTTAATACATGCCGAAATGCTAATGCATAATGGAATGACGATATCTGAACTTCACGTTGGCGATGAACTTATCACTAGTAACAATGAATTTATTAGAGTTGAGAATATAGAATTCTATAATAATGATTCAGCAGAGTTGCAGTTATATAACTTCCACTTAGAAGGAAATAACACATATTATGTTGAATTATATGAAAATACATTCGTTCTTGTTCACAACAAAGACTGTTTTACTAAGTGGTCACTCGTCAAGATGGCAGATGGAACACTTAAGAAAATTAGTGAAGTACAAGTCGGTGATAGAGTAATGAACAGAAACGAAACTTCAACAAACGAAGTTAAGTTTATTGAAAAAGTTACCAAAACAGTTTGGCCATATCTATACTCTCCTGTTGAAACTATAGAGCCTTTTGCTACAAACAATCATCCATTGATTATAGATGGTAAATTAGTATCGATTAATCCAGAATTAACTCATTCTAGATATGCTTGGCTAGGAAAGATTGATTTGCTAGAGAACGCTATTGTTACAAATAATACAGAAGATGCTGTATATAATCTTTGGGTAGATGGAGATTCTACATATATCGTTAATGGATTTGCAACAACATCTATTATTGGAGATGGCGGAAACTTAGCTAAAATGTGGAGACAAGGCAAACTATCATCTGAAAAAGTTGTTGATTTGATGATTTATTTTACAAGTAAGGGATCAAATGTTTCATATGGAAGTTATTTGATTAATTCTTTACTATCTTCTGATATTAAAGGAATAGATGCAATTGCAGGAAAAATTCTGAATAGTGAAACAGCAACAAAAATGCTTATTCCAGCATTTTGGATTATAGGTAAAATTGCGTCTGTTTTTAACAAAAATAAATAATAAATCTAATTGAACAGGTAAAAAATGTCTACTAAAACCGTATCAGTAACAAACTTAGTTGGTTCACAATCAATTGCAACGATTAGAGCAATTGATATATCATTAACACTCGACGGTGGAAGACCATCGTCAAAAATGAATGTATTTTTTGATCGACTAAAGGTAAACTATCTATGTACTCCTGCTAATGGAAATTTAGGCGATGATTTAATTACAGATGAATTTGGAACACTATCTGCTATTTTAAGTCTGCCTGGTGGTGAATTTACAACGGGATCAAAAGAAATTTTAATTACAGATGCTACTACAATTGAAGAAGCAACTATTCCAGGATCTACATATGGATTAACAACAGCAGTTTTTAGATCGAATGGAACACAAGAATATTTTCAAACTACTACAACAACTACAAAAACATTTACTGTTCAAAACGTATATCAAACAACACAAGTTGGAACAATCGCAGGAAGTACATTAGTATCATCCGATGTTATTGGTGATCCACTTGCTCAATCATTTTTTACATATGGATTAAAAAACGGAACATTTGTAACATCTATAGATTTATACTTTTATAAAAAAGATGAATCAATTCCAGTTAGATTGGACATTAGAAAACTAGTTAATGGAACACCCGATAGATTTAATCCGGAAAATAAAGATAATGTAGTATATGTCTATCCAAATTCCATCAATACATCAACAGATGCCAGCGTAGCAACAAACTTTAAATTTAATAAGCCAATATATCTAGCTCCAGATGCAGATTTTTGCTTCGTAATATACAGTAACTCAAAAAATTATGAAGTATTCACTGCAAAAATGGGAGAAAAAGCATTTGAAAACGATAAGACAATTTTTGAACAGCCATACATAGGATCTTTATTCAAATCAGAAAATGATGTTACATGGACACCAGAACAATTTGAAGATATAAAATTTAAAATAAATGTAGCTAAATTTGATATTTCTGCTTCTTCAGAAATCGTTTTCTCTGCTACTCCATCCTATATTGGAGTAAAAGGAGAAAATTTCAGTACAACAGCATCATCAAATACTATTAGAGTTTCATTAAATCACAAACATGGATTAGATACATCTTCTAAAATTGATGTTGTTGCAACAAAAGATGCTATCTATAATGGAATTGCAGCAGTAGATATAGCTGGAATTTTTGACGTAACAAATGTTATCGATGAATATACTATAGAATACACTATATTATCATCTGCAACAAGCACCGGAAAAATTTTAACTGGTGGACAGATAGAAAAAATAGAAATAGAAAACGGCGGAAGCAATTATGCAACTGCTCCAACAGTTTCTTTCTCGGGTGGAGGAAGTCCATCAGCACAAGCAACTGGCGTAGCCAGAATACAAGATGGTAAAGTAATTGCTATTGACATATTAACTCCTGGCGTTGGATATACATCAAATCCAACAGTACAATTCAATAACACTGGAACTGGTGGCTCACAAGCACAAGCAAATGCTTATATTGACGCAATCTTTACAGTTAAAACAAATAAGCCAGTAAACTTTGTTATACCAAGCGTAAATCACAGAAAGTATTCTGGAACAGATGTTTCAGCAGAGATTAGACCCACGCAATTAAAATTCCCTGGATCATCACTGAATTCATATACCCTTGATGATGTAATCGATTTAAATCTAAACAGCAGAACATATTTTCCAAAAAATTCAATGATAGCCAGTCCAGCAAATGAACAAGCTAGACTAGCCCCGAATACAAACTCTCTAGAGGTAAAATATAGATTATCATCAACAGATGAATTAGTTAGTCCCATTATAGATATTAGAAAATCTGTAAAATTAGCAGCATATGCAAATAGAATAAACAATCAAAACTCAGAAGTAATAACAGATCCATCTAATAGTGAACTATCTGCAACTGGCGGTGAAGCATTATCAAAATATATAACAAAAAAATTCTCTCTAGAAACATTATCATCTGGAATAAATCTATTCTCTCTAATATATTCCGAAATTGGATGTAGTGTTGATTGGTATATCAGAACAAGCAATTCATCTGCTGGAGTTGTGCATGATAATCTAGATTGGCAATTATTAACTTGTGATATAGAAAGAAACAGAAGTACTAGAAATCAACAGTATCTAGATTATACTTTCTATCTATACGATCTTCCAGAGTTTGATACATATGACTTAAAATGTGTGTTGAGATCAAATGATCCAGCAAAAACTCCATTTGTTAAGAATTTCAGGGCAATTATTGTAGCATAAATTATTCATATATGATAAAAATTAAAGATATAGATGGTAAACCACTAAATGGACATATTCGTGGATCAAATGGATCAATCGTTGTGAATGATCCAAATTTATACGAGCGATATAAGATTGAAAAGCAACAAAGACTAGAGCAGAAAAATAAAATTCAGTCTTTAGAGAATGAACTTATGGAACTTAAACAAATGTTGCTTGAAATTTCTAAAAATAAATCGTGATAAAGTCCGATCATGAATATCTAGAAATTGCAATGAAGGCATACGATAATCCTTCATGTCTAACACTGGATGAATTTAATAAAGATCTTAATCAATATATACATATAAAAAAGACTATAAGAAAATATTCTCAAGATAATACTATTCTTAGAAAATTAGTCAATCAAATTGTTGTTTATTATAATTGTTTTGGGCAAGCTGGAACAGATTTACTTTTATATAAAATAAAAGAAACTGATATTCTTCAGATACTAGTTCCAATAATTCTATATCTAGGAAGATCTAACTCTACAATTGAAACTGTTAATATATCTCTAAATATACAAGTTATAAAACAATTAAACGACCTATAATGACATTCTCAGTAGAATTCATCAAGTCTCTTTTGAAACAGTCTACATTAGTCGAAGAGCAAAATCTAATCAACGAAGACTTATTTCCTCTATTACTTGATGGAAATATTTCTTTCGTTCGTAAACTTTCATGTATGCTCTTATTAGCAGAGCAGCATGATGCTATTAATGAATCCTCAATAGCGCAAATAAAAAATAACTGGAGGAAAATTTTATCTATCGTTGAAGAACATAATATATACTTGCCAGAAGCTGAAATTGCTATAGAGACAGCACTAAAAGCTATTCAAGAAGAAGGAGAATCTGCTGCTCCAGCAAATGTGACTGCTGGAATTGATGCATCTACTCCAAGAATAGATCCAAAAATTATGAAAAAACGCAAAGAGGATAAACAATCTTCTGTTATTTTGCCATAATTATGATTTAAGCAAAATATAAGGAGAACGACTAAAAATGTCGATGGTCGAAATAAAAACTAAAAAAAATCGATTTGTCGATATAGATTTATCGTTTTCTAAACATCCAGTATCTAAAGATATATCTAAGAAGACAAATGAGCTTGCTATAGCAGCATCGCTTAAAAATCTCATACAGACAAGAATGTACGGAAGACCGTTTCATCCAGAACTATCTTCTCAAGTACAAGATTTATTATTTGAGCCATTGACACCGGGAGTTATAGCAACTCTACAAAGAGCAATTAAGTATTGTATAGATAATTTTGAACCTAGAGTCGAAGTTCTACTGATTGACGTCAAAGATAACACAGATCAAAGTGCTTTGATAATAACAATCATATATAGAATTATTGGAACAGTAGAAAACGTTAAAACACAATTTATTTTAAAACGGTCGCTATAATGGCATCAAACTTAAGAGTCGCAGAATTAGATTTTGATAGCATCAAAAATAATCTTAGAGAATTTCTAAGATCAAAACCGGAGTTCACAGACTATGACTTCGAAGGATCTGGTCTTTCTGTTCTTCTTGATTTGCTTGCCTATAATACTCATTATAATGCTGTCATTGGGAATATGCTTGTACAAGAACTTTATCTAGATACAGCAGTTAAAAAACAATCTATCGCTCTTATAGCAAAGCGATTAGGATATGTTCCAAAAAGCTACCGAGCACCAAAAGCAATAGTCGATATAGAAGTTTTTCCAACTGGAACACCATCAACGCTAACTATCAATAAGAACTCTAGATTAACAACTAAACTAAACTTTAGTGATACTGCTAGCTTTGTAACTCGTGACGCAGTAACAATAACTGCAAATAATGAAGGTAGATATATATTTCAAGATATAGAAGTATGGGAAGGAAACAATTCAGAATTTAGATATGTTGTTGTTGATCCAACAACACAAAAATTCGAAATTCCATCTGAATTAGTTGATACATCACTTCTGAGAGTATATGTACAACAATCATTAAGCAGCACAGATGTAGAAGAATGGATTAATTATGATTCAATCATTGATGTAACATCGGACACAAAAGCATACTTTATAAAGCTAAATGAAAATTTACGATACGAAGTATATTTCGGAGACGGTGTTATTGGAAAACAATTAGTTGCAGGAAATGTTGTAAAACTAGACTATATAACAACTAATGGTCCAATTTCCAATGGAGCATCAGACTTCACGTTTGCAGATTCTGTAGATGGATATACAAATATAGTTGTAACAACAAATACTGCCGCATACGGTGGAGCAGATCCAGAAACAATTGACTCTATTAGATATAATGCGCAAAATGCTGTATTAGCACAGAATAGAGCAGTAACAGAAAAAGACTACGCAAATGTTGTAGCAGAAGTTCT